CATTTAAAGATTTAAAAAATATTATAGAAATGGGATTGGGTGGTCAGTTAGATAGAGAAGATAATGTAACTGAAAAACTCGATGGTCAAAACCTTATGATAAGTTGGAGAGGGTAGTGAATATAATTGAACAGAAATTGTGGAAGATAATAAATGAAGCTTCTCCTACTGGCACTTCAGGATATGGTAGTGGTATCACAACAGGTGATGCATGGCCAGATGGATTATATACTAAACGAGGTGAAAGACGATATGTAGGACCTGCAAGTTTAACTCGTGGAATGACACAAGTTGATTTTCCAGCAGCCGATAACATTTATGGTGGGCCTGATAGTCAAAACAACGAAAGACGAGCAAAAAGAGATGCAGGAAAACTTTATAAATATTTAAGTGATCCTGATGGTAATTCAGAAGTTAAAGCAGATGAACTACGAGATGACACACCACCATTATCACCAAAACAAAGAATGTATGGAATACATGGATTTCACAGAAAACAAGAATATACCATTCCACCAGAATCAGCAAATTTTCATTCTACATCACAAACTTTGATTAAACCAACCACACCACCTGAAGGTAGTGTAAGTGGTGGAATTCCAGCCACACCTGAACCCGGTTCTAAGTCAATGGGAAGTGCAAGTGGATATAGACAAGCGCAAAAAGGTGGAGAATCAGTATTTGCACAAAATAAAAATCTATGGGGTAAATGGACAGACCACAGAATTTCAAGTAAAGTGGATGGTAGAGTATGGAAAGGTGGTAAGTTAGTTGATTTGTTACCAAAGGGAGCTAAATAATGGCCATTACTATTGATATAAGCATTGGAGATACCATCTTAGGTGGTAAATTTAAAAACAAAAGAATTAAAGTAAAAGAAATTGGTACTGATGACCACGGAATGCCAACAATAAACGGAAGAAAGGTAGTTAATTTCAGAATACCAAAGCCAGTTGACGAAAAAATTTCAGATAAACCATCTAAGACCAAACGGTTAGAGGGTAAATCTACATATAAACAAATAATGGAGATATAAAATGGATTGGTTAAAGAAACTCATCGTTGGTATTGTAGGACTTTTTGGTTTAAGTACCATTTTAAGTGCAAGGAAATCAAAAGAAGTAGAAGAACTTGGTGAAGTTATTAAAGAGCACAAGAAAAAAGAAAAGGAAGTTGCAAAAGAAGTAGAAAAATTACAAGTAAATAAGACCAAAAATAAAAAACAGATAACAAATTTAAAAAGAAAACTCACTCGTACTAAAAACGAAGTGAAAAAAATGGAAGTAACTTTTGAAAAAGAAGATGTCGAAGATGCAGCAGCCTTTTTGAGAAAATTTTCCAAATCTAAATAATTATATATAAAGGAGAAATAAAATGGCAGGACCAGCTTACCCAAGCACACATAGAGTAAGAGGTGGACAAGTTGATGCAATGGGTGAATACAATAGTTTAACTCTAGTTAGTGGTTCACAGACTGCTATATTTACTGGTTCATCTGCAGTACATGCGGGTGCAGCAATATTACCAATAACAAGTGCCTCAATTAGTTCAGATGCAGTTTATCATTTGACAAATGGTGGTCATATTTCATCATCACATTTTTTAATAGATACGATACATCCAATTGGTGTTAGGAAAGTTGTTCAGACTACTGGATATACATATGTCTTACACAAATAGAGGGTGAATATGAAATACTTAATACCACTTTTACTGATTGGTTCATTATTTGGACAGCAGATACAAAAAGACGGAAAGGATGTAACGACATTTACATATGCAGAAGCATTAGAAATGTTAAAAGCTCGTGATGCTCAATGGGAGAGTAAATTAGCAAAGGCAGATTCACTAATACATATGTACAAATATGGTGAAGAGATGTATGACGATACTATTATTGAATTGGAAGAACAAATAAAATTAGATTCTTTACTACTTGTAGCTAAAGACACACAGATTGTCTCGATAAAGGCACAGAATGAGGCTTACATCAAAAAGGCAAAATTGGCAAAACCAAGTTGGTATGAAAATAAATGGCTATATTTTACATATGGGGTGGCATCAATAACCATTCCAACTTATTTTGGAATTAAAATAATGGATGTATCAAATTAATGAACGATAATAAGATGAAGGATATCATAAAGGCCGAATACCTAAAATGTGCACAGGATCCTGTGTATTTTTTGAAAAAGTATGCCGTTATTCAACATCCGATGAGAGGTAAAGTTCCTTTTGAACTATATCCGTTTCAAGAAGATTCATTAAATCAATTTAAAAATAATAATTATAATGTTATATTAAAGGCTCGTCAGTTAGGTATTTCAACATTAACTGCTGGATACTCCTTATGGATGATGACCTTTCAATCAGATAAAAACATATTGGTAATTGCTACCAAACAAGATACTGCTAAAAATTTAGTTACAAAGATTCGAGTGATGCACGCAAACCTACCAAGTTGGGTAAGGTCAAAGTGTGTTGAGGATAATAAACTCTCACTACGATACTCTAATGGTTCACAAGTGAAAGCTATATCATCTACTGATGATGCTGGTCGTTCAGAGGCACTATCTCTACTTGTTATGGATGAGGCGGCATTTATCGATAAGATTGATACAATATGGACTGCCGCACAATCTACATTATCAACTGGTGGACAATGTATTGCTCTATCTACACCAAATGGTGTTGGTAATTGGTTTCATAGAACTTGGGTTGGTGCCGAAGATGGAACTAATGATTGGAATACAATTAAACTTCATTGGACGGTACATCCTGATAGAGAACAATCATGGAGAGATGAACAAGATAAACTTTTAGGACCAAGTGGGGCAGCACAAGAATGTGATTGTGATTTCATCACTTCCGGTCAAGGTGTTGTTGATCCAAGAATTTTAGAAGAATATAAAAAAGAACACATAGAAACACCTATTGAGAAAAGAGGAATAGATAGTAATCTATGGATATATAGACAACCAGATTATACAAGAAGTTATGTAGTGGCAGCTGATGTTGCTCGTGGTGATGGACAAGATTTTTCAGCGTTCCATATTATTGATATAGAATCAATGGAACAAGTTGCGGAATACAAGGGAAAGATTTCTACCAAAGATTTTGGTAATTTATGTATGAATACTGCTATGGAGTATAACAACGCATTACTTGTTATTGAGAATTCAAGTATTGGTTGGGCTACAATTCAACAAGTGATTGATAGACAATATGAAAACCTATTTTACACAAGTAAAGATTTAAGGTATGTAGATGTTGCAAGACAAGTAACAAACCGATATAAAAATTCAGAAAGGCAGATGGTTCCTGGATTCAGTATGACAATGAAAACAAGACCATTAGTAATAGCAAAATTAGAAGAATATTTTAGAGAGAAATCTGTTATCGTTCATTCGGAAAGATTAATTGATGAATTATTCGTCTTTATTTGGAATAATAATAGAGCTGAAGCAATGCAAGGATACAACGATGACCTCACAATGAGTTTAGCGATTGGATTGTGGGTTAGAGATACTGCACTAAGATTGAGTGCTGAGGGTATGGCCTTACAAAAATCAGTTCTAAGTAAAATGTTAGATTATGATATGGTGTACACTCAAGACGATAATGCAAATGACTCTTGGCAAATGGATGTACAAGGTGATAAAGAAGATTTAACTTGGTTAGTAAAATAATAAGAGGATAAAATGGCACAAACAAATTTAAGAGCAAGATTAACACGACTTTTTTCTACAAATGTAATCGTAAGACATGCAGGTGGAAAAAAGTTAAAGGTTGCTGATACCAATAGAGTTCAAAGTACTGCATCAAAAAATAGTTTGGTGGATAGGTGGTCAAGACTTCATACTACTCAAACTACTGGTGGATATGGACATGCACAGGCACTTAATTTTCAATCACAAAGACTTGGATTGTTCAGAGATTATGAAGAAATGGACAATGATGCAATTATATCAAGTGCACTTGACATTTATGCAGATGAATCTACAATGAAGAATGAATATGGTAAAGTATTGGATATTCAAACCGAAAATGAAAATATTCATGATATTTTACATAATTTGTTTTATGATGTATTGAATATAGAATTTAATCTATGGCCTTGGGTAAGAAACTTATGTAAGTATGGAGATTTCTATCTTTATTTAGATGTGAAAGAAAAATATGGAGTTACAAATGTAGTTCCAATGTCAACATATGACGTAACACGACTTGAAGGTGAAGATCCGGAAAATCCATATTATACTCAATTTATGATTGAAAATGGTGATACACGACATTCCGGTAAAATTGCAGGAAGTAAAGAATTTGAAAATTATGAAATAGCACATTTTCGTTTACTATCCGATTCAAACTTCTTACCTTATGGTAAAGGTATGATTGAAGGTGGTCGTAAGATTTGGAAACAATTATCCCTTATGGAAGATGCGATGTTGATTCATAGAATTATGAGAGCTCCTGAAAAAAGAGTATTTAAAATTGATATTGGAAACATTCCACCTGCCGAAGTTGAAAACTTTATGCAAAAGATAATGAATAAAATGAAAAAGGCACCTGTAATAGACCAAAATACCGGAGACTACAATTTAAAATATAATATTCAAAATCTTACAGAGGATTTCTTTTTACCAGTTCGAGGTGGAGATAGTGGAACGTCCATTGATAGTTTAGCTGGATTGACTTATGAGGCGGTAGATGATATTGAATATTTGAGAAACAAATTAATGGCATCCTTAAAGATACCAAAGGCATTTCTTGGGTATGATGAAGCAGCCGGTAGTAAATCAACATTAGCAGCTGAAGATGTCCGTTTTGCAAGAACAATTGAAAGAATACAGAGAATTGTTACAAGTGAATTAACAAAGATTGCCATAGTTCATTTATATTCACAAGGATATACAGATGCAGACCTTGTTGATTTTGAATTAAATTTAAAAAATCCATCTACAATATATGAAGAAGAAAAGATTGAGTTGTGGAATAACAAACAGAGTCTTGCAGCAAGTCTTATGGATTCTAAAATAGCAGATACAGAATGGATTTATGATAATATTTTCAAATTTTCAGAAGAAGAGAAGAAAGATGTTAGACTTGGACTACTAAAAGACCAAAAACGAAAGTTTAGATGGTCACAAATTGAAAACGAAGGTAATGATCCTGTTCAAAGTGAAGAGGCCGTTGGAACACAAGGAGCAATGGCTGGTGGTGGAGAAGAAGGTGGAGCACCTGGTGGAGCACCTCCTGGAATGGGAAGAACAAGTCGAGAATTAGAAATGGATATGCCAGATGATGGTTGGCCAGGAAGTGGTCGTCCAAAGGAAGGACCTAAACACAAAAAAGATTCAAGTGTAAGAGGTCGTGATCCACTCGGTTCTCACGATAAGAGAAAAGGTAGTAGTGGTAGTCCAAAATATGGACTGGCATTGGCTCACTATGATAAATTAAAGAAAAGTTTAGGTAAAGTCAGTAAGGAAGAAGTTAAAATAATAACGGAAACTTCTGATGTTGAACAAGAATATAAAAATGAGGTATCTTCATCTTTAAACGAAACTTAAATGATGAATTATTAGAAGTTTTTATATTTATAGATGAAGAATATACAATTTAGGAGCATAAATTATGGCCCAACGCGTTAAGCACTCAAAGATAAAGAATACGGGAATTCTTTTTGAATTATTATCCCGTCAAATCACCGTAGACATGATGAATGGAGGTGAAAACTCTAAATCAGTAGAGATGCTAAAAGAATTCTTTAACGAGAATACAGAACTTGGTAAGGAAAACCAACTGTATCAGGCGTTATTGAAGGAAAATTACAATTCGTCTCATAAGGCAGAAAAATTATTAGAAGTAGTTTTGAAGTCACGAGAGAAATTACAAAATAAAAAACTTCGGGTTGAAAAATATAATCTTATTAAAGAGATTAAAGAAAATTATAAAGTCGAAGATTTTTTTGGAGCTAGAATTCCAAACTTTAAAGTTTATGCTTCAATATATAAAACATTTTTAGCAGAAACAACTGATATTTTTGATCCAACTGATGAGGTAGAGAGTTCATTTTGTATCACCGAACATATAACTCGTAATAAGGTTAAAAGGGTTCAAGTGGATAGCGAAGTTATGTCTGATTATAAGAAAGAGGATAAAGACATACAGACATTATCTTATCAATTGATGGTCGAAAACTTCAATGGTAAGTATAAGAGTCTTAATTCTATGCAAAGAAATCTTTTAAAAGAATATATCAATAATATTTCTAATACTAATTCATTACGAGAGTTTGTAAACGGTGAAATACAAAAAGTAAAACAAATTCTTATTAAACTCCAACCTAAAGTAAATGACGATATTACAAAAATTAAATTAACTGAGGCAATTAAACAGGCTGATACCTTATCTAAGGGTAAAGTGGTTAAGGATAAACAAGTAGTTGCATTAATGAGGTATTATGAACTTATTAAGGAGTTGAGGAATGTCACGAATTAAAGAAGATACATTTCGTAAATTAATTAGAGAATTAATTAAACAAGAAATGGAAGAGGCCAATTCTACTGCAAGTGTAGGTGGTAGCTATAATACACCACACGCATTTGGTGGTAGTAATAAAAAAGGTAAGAAAAAAGGCAAAGCCGGGTACAAAGGTGGCCATGAAGATCCAACCATAGGAACGGATAATTTTGAACCAAAGGATCCGAAGTTGAGGAAAGAATCCGTAAAGGAAGCTAGAACTATTAATGTAGAGCCTAATTGGGAAGGAATGTGGAGATTTTTTAAGCAGATGGCAATAACTAACCCAAGAGATTGGAAAAAAATGGAACGTACTTTGGGAAGTGATTGGCTTAAAATAGATAAAATGGCACAACAAAAAGGCTGGAAATCTGAATCCGTAAATGAAGGTAAATATCACGATTATAGGAATGATGACACTATGACTCCTAAACAAAAAATTGGAATGGCAATGAGAGAAACACGTGATTCTCTAAAAGAATTAGAAAGTATTGTTAAAAATAATGTTAGATTAAAAACAGAGTTAAATGTTGACTCACGGTCATATTGGAAGAATACACATAAAGCTTTAAGTAAAATAAGTGAGAGATTAGTTAATTTAGCTAACAAAGTTGGTCAATTACACTAAACATTATGACATTCGAAAAAAACAGAAAGTCCTTTTTGGACTCTTTGTTTAGTATTTCGACTTTATTAAAACGGTGGCACACAGAAATACAAAACAAAGATGTTGATAAGAACTATATGATTAAAAGATTAACATTGTGGATTAAAAAACTTGAAGAATTGAGACACAATATAATGATGAGGAAAAGTTAGTGATTAAACTAAAAGACTTATTAATAGAAGCCAACCTTTCAGACGAAATGAAGGAATTGAAACTTTATATTGATAATGATGCTAGTCTATATAGTCAAAGATATATGCCGATATTGAAGAATTTGTCAAGAAAGAAGAAAAACGGAAAATATCGTAAAGGATTAGCCAAAAAGGCTTTTTTGTATTTGATTGATGATGGAGCAAAACGATATGTTCGGTCTTACGGTGGAAATCAATTAGATGTCTTTCCAAAAAAAGATAGAAAATCTTTAGCAAAAGATTATGTTGAAGAATTTGAAGATACATTTAAGAATCAAGAATTTGATTTTATGAAAGTGGAGAAATAGAATGAAAAAACACATATTACAAGAAAATTATGAGAGATTTTTTGAAAAGAGGGAGTTTGGTGATCCACTTCCTACATTTGAAGATGTAATGAAAAAACACCAAGTGAATAAATTTAAAGAAGATTTAGATTCTGTTGATAAAGAAGATGATGATGTGGATAATGATGGTGATTCAGATGCAAGTGATGATTATCTAAAGAATCGTAGAGATGTAATTTCTAAAGCTATTGAAACGGAATCAATTAAAGAAGGTTGGTGGGATAATATGAGTGACGCCGCTAAAAAGTCATATATTAAAAAACACGGTTCGGCTCCAAATGTAGCTGGTGATGATGATTACGATATGGGAGAAGTACCAGGTTCTCGTGAACTTGATGATACTCCAGAAGATGATTCTGAGAAAGGTTCATCTCTTACGAGTGCTCCAGGTAGAGTTCCTGATGAAGATGACGAAGATGATTGGGGAAAGAAACCAGATGGTGATGTTGACCCTGATAAATTTTTTAAAGATAGAGATAAGGCCAAGGGACTGGTGAAAGGAAAAAGACAAGGAAGAACTGGAAAAGAATTAGACCAAGAAACTCTTACAATAGATGGTAAACAGTTTCGTAGAATTAGTGAAGGTGTGGAAAAACAATCAAAACCAAAATACGAATTCTCAAAATTTTACAAAAGATTTAAGAGATAGGAGTAAAAAATGTCAAAACA